TTCTCTCTGCTAAACTTGATGGAAAGGACATTGTATAATGTTTGAGAAACTAAAAAGAGCAAGAAACCAAGATGGTACATTCAAGAAGGATGTAGCGTGGACCCCTTGGAACGAAGCATGGAGTTATAAGATGAGCGAAGAGCTTAAAGATATGGTTGAAAGAACTGCCTGGACCTTCATTGAAGCGTTCATTGGTGCATTAACAGTTGCACCTTTAGTAGGTGTAGATGCTGAAGTAATACAGTTAGCTGCACTTGCAGGTGGTGGTGCTGCATTAGCAGTTGTCAAGACATACGCAAAAAAACAAATTTCTAAATAACATATTTGTCCTTCTTGCCTTGTATAATAGTATTAACAGGGCAAAGGAGGTATCATGCCTAATATACCTGAAGATTGGGGTAACAACTTTTATAAGTCAGGGTGGCAACCAGGGCTAGAAGTTAATGAACAAACTGGTGTGGGTGAAATAACTCATGTTGGAACTGACCCAAACTACAGAAATAAATTTGATTCTATTCTGAAGGAATGGGGTTTCAATCCAGAACATTATGAAATAGAAGGTTCAGTTCGTGCATCCTCATGGAATACTCAACTTAAAGGTGGTACAGTTGAAACTTTTTATGCGTTTAAAGGGATTGTAAAGAAGAAACGACCTGGACAAGATAAATATTTTAAAGAATTATTTAAACAAGCAAAGAAAAAACCACCACTAAAAACTAAAACATTAGGAGGTGACACTGCTTTCTTATTCTTTATGGCAGATTGGCAACTTGGTAAAAAAGATTATGGAGTAGAGAACACTATTAAAAGATACGACATGGCTTTACAAGATGCAGTAAATCGTATTAAAGATTTAAGAAAGACTGGAGTAAAGATAGATGAAATCTATATGATAGGACTAGGTGACCTTACCGAAAACTGTTATGGATTCTATGACAGCCAACCATTTAATATTGAACTGACAATGATAGAACAATATGCGTTAGCCAGGTCTATGATTATGAAAACTATTGAAACATTTATACCTCATGCTGATAAATTAATATTGGCAGGTTGTCCAGGTAACCATGGTGAAGCATCTAGGTCACAGAAAGGTCAAGTTGTCACTAATAGATTAGACAACACAGATACTATGCACCTACAGATATGTGAAGAAATAATGAAAGCTAATCCAGATAGATATAAAAAAGTATCAGTAGAAATACCTGATGATTTTCATCAAGTTATGACCATCAAAAATATACCATGTGCTTGGACTCATGGACACATGACTGGTGGTTCTGGGAATCCAGAAAACAAAATAGAAAACTGGTGGAAAGGTCAAATGTATGGTTTTCTACCTGCAAAAGATGCAAAAATTCTAATTACTGGTCACTATCATCACTTTAGAAGTAAGCAGCAAGGTGACAGAACTTGGTTTCAATCTCCTAGTTTAGATAAGTCAATAGATTTTACTGCAAGAACTGGAATGTGGTCGCATCCTGGAGTGTTGACTTTTACTGTTAATGAAAAAGGTTGGGATAATTTAAAGATTCTCTGACTTAGATTCTCTTTTAACTCTTTCAGCGTTGGTTTCATATAAACCAGTTTGCTTAAAGTTCTCTTTCATTTGTGT